ACCCTTGATCCCGGCGAGTACGACGCGCAGCACCGGACCGGCCAGTCGGAACGGCGCCGTAATCAGGTTCTTGATCCCTGCCCAGACCCCGCCGAGTACCTGCTTGACGCCCGCCCACATGCGCCCGAAGTCGCCGGTAAAGATACCGCCAAAGATCTTGATAATGCCGTCGATGATCTTGAGCTGCGCGCGTATCTGAGTCGCGACGATCCCGAGCACCTTCGCAGCGAGCGCCTTCATCGGCTCCCACACCGCGCGCCAAGTCGAGAGCATCGACGCGCCCATGACCTTGAGCCAGATAACGAACGGCGCGATGGCGATCTTTGCGGCGTTGAAGAATCCTTGCCAGTCCTGCTTGTGAGAACTGATCCAGCTCGACACGGCGTTGAAGGCAGTAACAAGTCCGGCGACACCGGCCTTTATGCCGGTGATCGTCGGACCGACCGCCGAGCGAATCCCGTTGAAGGCTGCGACCGCTCCGACGCCGATTGCGGACCACACCGGACGGAGGAACTCCACCGCCGCCTTTATACCGTTGAACGAGTCCACGAACACTTGCTTGATATCGCCCGCCGTCCCGGCGCCCGTTCTAAAGTCGGAGATGAACTGCCCGACGGCGAGTCCCGCCGAGGTCAGCGCCGGGAGCACGTTCTGCGCGAACGCGATCTTTACGCCGTCCATCGCCATGTTCATCTCGCGCTGTGCCCGCACAGCCTCCAGCGCCTTCTTGACCTGATTCTTGTCCATCGTCGTGCCGTACTTGTCCGAGAGCGCGAGCTGCTCCTTGAGCGCGCCGGAGCCTTCCTTCATAAGCGGGAGGAGCGTCTGTGTCTGTCGCCCAAACAGCTTCGCCGCGATAGCGGTACGGTCAGCGCCGCCGCCCATCTTGTGAAAGGCGTCGCTCGTCTTGAGCATGATCGAGGTGAGGTCGCCCTGCTTGAGCTGGCGCTGCGATATCCCGAGCTTGTCGAACATCGACACGGCGGACTTCGATCCGTCGGCGGCTCCCTTGACGTTCTTCGCCAGGGTGATGAAGCCGATGTTGAGCGCCTTCGACTCGACGTTGCGGACCTTGGCTGTGGCTACCCACCGCGACGCCTCTTTCGTTTCCATGCCGGTCAGCGTCGCGAGTCGCTTCGTACCGATCGCGAGGTTCTCGGTTGTCTTGATCGCGTCCTTGACGGCGGAGAATCCAACGTACGCCGCCGCCGCTCCGGCTGCCGCCTTGGCCGCGCCCTTGAGCGAACGCCCGAGCTTGTCCTGTGACTTCGCCGCCTTCTCGGCGTCGCGCTTCATCTCGCGCGCCATCTTGTCGGTCGAGCTTGAGGCTTTGCCGGCGAACTTCTGAACGTCGCGCTGTGCCTTCAAGAGGTCGCGCTGCATCAGGTCGAGCTTTGCATCGACCGTGACAAACAGTTTCGTTACTTCGGTACCGGAGGCCACCCCTCCAGCCTAGCTACCGCCGCCCACGGTTCCGCTTGGCTTTGTTCGCCGCCTTCTCGCGCTGCTGCTCCTCGACGTTGTAGAACGCGACCCACCCAACGTACTCGGCGTTGCCCATCGTGCGCCGCAGCTCGGCGACGGTCAGCCCGAGGTCGCGCGCGAGGCGGTAGGTGAAAGCGAGGTCGCCGTCAGTCTGGAAACCTACGCTCGGCGCCCGCCTGCGCGCCGTCAGTTGTGCCGGACAGCGTCATGATCTCACCCAAAACCCTGTCGAGAACGGTCGCCGACTTCTGGCGGAGCTGGCCGACCTGGTCGTCGGCGAACTTCGGCTCGATGATTCCTCGCGCGACGGTCAGCAACTCCAGCCGGTCGGTATCCAGCTCGTCGCCCTTCGTGCAGTCCCGCCGGAGGTCTTGCTGTTCACCTTTGGTGAAGCCGCGTATGCGAACCTTGCCACCCCAATCCGGTACGTCGAGAACCTTCTCGGTGATATCGCCCGCCGCGATGATCTCCTCGACTGACAGCATCGTCGTCGGCTCCTCGGTGTCCTTCTCAAGACCGTCGGCGCCCGAGGGAGGAGCGACCTCCAGCTCGTCGTCGCTTGGTACGTCGCCCGGCTGGAGGTCGTTCATATGTCTGCTCCCTTAGTTCGTGCCGCGCGTGACAGCGCCGCTGACCTGTGCTTCGAACGAGAAGGAACCGGCGTCGCCGATGTCCTCGTCCGACTCGTAGGACGTGAGGATACAGCTCCCGGTGTACTTGATGTTCCCCGAGGCTGTCCCTTGCGGGTGCCACTCGAACGCGGTCGCCGCACCGCCGAGAATGGTCGAGAGCCATGCGTCCGGTGTCGGTTCGAACTTTCCCTCGCCGCTTACCGAGGCGTCCGTCAGTCCGGCGATGCGCTCCTTCGCGCTATCGCCGAGCGTGGACACTTCGGCAGTGTCGGCCTCCCGAGGAAACTTTACGCCTGTGAGGTAAGGCGAGAAGTCCCGCAGGGTGCCGCCCGAGGTCAGCTTGAATACCGCGTCTTTGCCGTGTGAGTAAGCCATACAATCACCCCCTCGCGGCTACAGTCGTCCAGCCACGACGTTGAACGTGGCGGAGCCGCCGTTCAACGTCCAGATCGTCCGCGTGTAACGCCGAGTGGTCCCGGCGGCAGCCATACGCTCGGAAGCGTGAGCCGACGACACAGCGGAAAAAGTGAGGAGGTCGGTGTACGTCGAGTCGTCGGCGCTGTCTTGCACCTTGACCGTGAGCGTCCCGCCCGCGATAGCCGTTACCTGGAGGTAGCCGTACACCTTCTGAGTCGTGGTCCCGGCACCATCGACGCCGGTCGCTGTTCCGCTCGCGGTCGCTGCGGCCAGCGCGCGCAGTACGACGCCGCTCTCATTCCCGACGTTGCCCTGTGCCTCAAACGAGAACTTGACCGCGTCGCCGAGGTCGGCGTCCGACTCGTATGAGGTCTCCTCCGCCGACAGTCCGTACGCCCGGTTGCCGAGCGTGTCGCCTTGAGGCATGACCGTGAAGATTCCATTGTTGACACCGAGCGCCGCTGCGAATACCTGATCCTCGGCGCTGGTCGCGCCGTCGAAGACTCCCTCGCCTGTGATCGACGCGTCGCGCAAGCCCGAGATACGTTCCTTGGCCGAGTCGCCAAACGTCGAGACCTCCGCCGTGTCGGCCTCGTTACTGCCCTTGATCCCGGTGAGATAGCCGGAGAGATCGTAACCGTTGACGTAGACGCGCGCCTCTTTACCGTGTGCGTAAGCCATCTACTTTCGCTCCTTCGCCTGCTCGATATCGCCGTCGCGCGCGAGCCAGCCGAGCGCGTTCGTCGGGAAGTCAGCAGGCAACCGCTTGCCCGGCTCGACTCGCTTGCCGGACGGGTACGAGAGACCACGCACAGCCTTGAACTTCGTCGGGTCTTTGGTCGTAGCTGCCACCCTTCCAGCCTAAACAGTCCCGGCGGACTTCACCTAACGAACGACAATCCGGTAGACGCCGCCCGAGTGATTGAAGCGCGCGCCGCCCGCCGACTCGACGAACCGGACGTTGCCTTCCTTGCGGCAGCACAGCAGCGCGTGACCGCTGATCGACAGCGCGGCGTCGTTGAGGACCGTGAAGATACGTTCCGCGATCAGTCCGCCCGCGACCATCGAGTCGCCCTCGGTGATCCCGATAACCCTCATGCGGAAGTCCTCGTACGCGCGCTCGGTCAGCGTGTGCTCGTCCGCCTCGGCCTGCTCGCCGCAGACGATCAGCGGGTGCGCTGCATTCTGCGGCGCCAGCTCGGAGTAGATCGAGGCCGTCCCGGCGGCGAGGTACCCCATGAGCGTCGAGTCGCCTCGCAGCTTGGCGACGAGTGCCGTGTCGAGCGCGTTCACTTGAGCAGCCTCCCACCGCTGCGCTTCTGGACGACGGCGATAGCTGGAGCGAGGAAAGGCTGTGCGGCCATGTAGCGCGTCCCGTACTCGACGTGCATCCCGTACTCGGCACCGACCTGGACAACCGCGCGCAGCGGTCCGACCGACTCGGCGTGGATCGAGTTACGGAGAAAGCCGGTATCGACCGGCGCGCGCAGCTTCGCCTCGGCCTCGATATCGCGCGCGATCTTCTGAGTCGCCAACCCGGCCTTCTTGATGAGGTCGCGCTTCGCCGACGCCCAACGGTTGTGTACTACTTGGACGCTCATACCGTTCCGCCTGCGACGAGCTGCTCGACCATCGCCGTTGTCGAAAGCTCCCACGAGCGCGGCGAGTGGACCGAGGAGACCTCGTACACCGCGCCGCTGATCGTCACGCGATCAACCTCGCGGAGGTCGGCGCTGTACGGCATGGTCACGACGTTGGACTCCTTGCCGTGGACGCGCCCGCCGAGCAGCGCCTCGTCACCCGAGAGCGGCGACAGGCGACAGGCGACAGTCCCGACAGCAGTCCAGGCGTTCGTCGCGCCTCCAGCCCCGTCGTCGGTCCGTACCTTGCGAGTAATGACCGCCGTATCGGGTAGCGCCGAGTCAACGGTGGACCTCATGGAGTCGAGCTGTGTGTTCGACAGCAGCGACACGGTCAGCAACCGAGCGTGTCGGACCGCTCCGCCGGGACGCTGATCGCCAGCTCGCGCTCGCGGTAGGACTTCGCGACCTCACCGAGGCGCTCGATCTGCGAGCCGAGGTCGAACTCCTGATCCTCGGTCTTGAAGTGCGACGGCGTCAGCTTCGCCGCGCTCGCCCACTGCTCCAGAACATCGGCGGCGGCGGCGTAGAGGTCATAGCTCCAGGCGTTGAGGAAGAAGATGTGGCCTTGCCGGTCCGAGCTGAAAGTGATCCACCCGTCTCGTGAGATTGTCCAACCGCCGACTGCCGAGCCTAGACCGTCAACGATGGTGCCGGGGTTCGGCGCCGTCCCGCTGGCCGAGCCAGCCTCCAGCCAGCCGACAGCGTCGGCAGCCGCGAGCGTGTAGGTGTACGTCCCGCCAGTCGCGCGCCTCGGGTGCCAGATGATCGGCGCGTCCTGTACGAGAAACCGCCGGTCGTCGAGGCGAGCCTGAAGCTGCGCGTCGGTCCAGTAGGCGATGCCGCCCGCCGAGTACTCGGCGGTCCCGGCGCCTACGAGCTGACGGACTTCATCGACGAGGGTCATGCACCAAGTGTAAAGCGACGCCGCCTCGGATTCGCGGAGGGAGGCGGCGTCGCGCGCGTAACCTTACTGGAGGTCGGCTATCACCGAGCGGATCAGGTCGTCGAGGTTGGTCCGTGGCTGCCACCCGAGCGAGCGAGCCTCGTCGATGATCGGCGTCTTGATGTGGCCGAGCGCCTCCTCGTAATCTGGACGCCCGAAGAACTCCCGTCCGGTCGTGTACTCGATGGAGCTTTCGGAGCCGGTCAGCTCGATAACCCGCCGAGCCAGAACACGGATCGGTACTCGGTTGATCGGGTTGCCTACGTTGTAGACCTCACCCTGCCAGTCGGCCTCGGCGAGGTGTGTGCCGACGATGAAGTCGGCGAGGTCGCCTACCGCCGTGAACGCCCGCTCCTGCTCGCCTGTGCCGAACACCGGCAGCGGCAGCCCGAGCAGCGCCCGCCCGACGAACGTCGGCAGCACAAAACCCTTCTCGTTGTCCTGTCGCGCACCGGCCACGTTGAACGGTCGGATCGTGATCGCGCGCAGCCCGCGCGAGACGGCGCCGGTCACGGCGAACTCGGCGACGAGCTTCGCCGCGCCGTACTCCATGCGAGCGTTCCGTCGAGCCGGGACGATGCAGTCGTCACTCTCCTGGTAGTCGCCCGAGAACCCGTACGCTTCGCTCGTCGAAAGGTTGATCAGCCGCGCGCCGGAGCGGAGACAACCCTCGGCCAGCGCCGCTGTCGTACCGACAATCTGCTCGCCGATCTTGCCGTACTGATCGAGGACACCGACAGCGCCGACCGGCGAAGCGCAATGCACGACGAGGTCCGCCGGAAGCGTCGGCGACCCGAGCAGCTCGGCGGCGTTCGCCGCAGGTATGGCGAGGTAGCGTCGAGCGCCCGGCAGCTCGTCGAAGCCGACACTCGGCGCACGCCCGTCGTCCACGACGGAGACCTCCACACCGAGCTGCTTTGTGAACTGCTCGACGACGACGGAGCCTATGAAGCCGAGTCCGCCAGTGACGACTACGTTCATCGGTTGACCTCACTTACGGTTGGGTGCGATCGCTTGAAGTACACACAGCGCCGGTTGGAACAGAAGACTTTGCCCGAGGCTCGCGTGTAGAGGTCGTGGCCGCACTTAGAGCAGACAGCCGAGCGGTCGCCTTCGTTGAGGTTCACGTAGTTGCGAGCCACGCCGGCGGCGTCGTCTTGGCGACGGCCTGGAGGAACAGCTCGCGGTCATCCATCGCTCGCGCGGCGACGCGCCCGCGCCCGGTGGTGCCCTCCAGGTGCAGCAGCTCAAAGCCATGCCGGAGGACCGCGCGGCGACCCTTGACAGCCGCACAAAAAGAGAGCCAGTCGTCGGCGTAATAGTGGATCGGCAGGCACTCTGGAAGCTGCTCGCGGCGCCAGAACGGAAACGGCGAACTGACAACCGGCAGCCAGTCGCCGGGCAACTCACCCTCCAGCTTCATGCCTCCGCCCATCGAACCTGCCGCCTCCAGGCCGACCTCCTTGTAGATCACCGGAGCCGGGTACAGCCCGCGCTCGACAGCGGCGACAGCGGCCAGCTCCCAACCGATAGACGGGACAACGTCGTCGGCGGCGAGCAGGACGTACTCACCCGAGGCGCGAGCTGCGCCGTCGTTCCAACCCTCACCACACGTCGGTCGGTTCCTGACGACGATGATCTCCACGTTCGGCGTTCTCGTGAACGTCTCCTGTGTCCGAGCGAGCAGCTCCTCGCGTCCGTCGATTGTCGGTATGACGACGCTGATCGACGGGATGCTCATGCGTCCCACCACCGCAAGATCAGAAAAGCGAACACGAGCGCGGCGAACGTGATGAAGGGATGAAGATTCTTTGGCACAGCAATGCCGACGACGATCCCGACGCAGATGCCGAACAGGATCACGCTGCGCCCTTGGCCTGTGTGATCTCAGGATCGACCTTGACGCCCGGCGGCAGGATGAGGTCCGGCGTGACCACCTCGATCTGCTCGTCGGCCTCGGGTGCCGGAGCCGAGATGCGTCGAGCTATCTCGGTGAGCGCCGGTATCCAATAGTCGGTCAGCACCTTCTCGGCGTCGTACTCGGCGGCGAACGCGACGGCGGCGTTGTGGAGACTCGCCTTGGTGCGCGACTCGTACGCCTCGTTGAGCGCCCACTCGATCCGCTCGATGTTCGGCGCGAACTGCCAGGAGCTTTGATACGTCCACGACGGTTGAGAGGAGACCATCCAACCGGCACCGGCCAGCTCGGTCATCGCTGTGCAGTTGTTCACAATCACCGGAGTACCGCACGCCTGCGCCTCGATGATCGGGACGCCGAAGCCTTCGCCGTAGCTCGGGTTGAGCAGGACGTCCATCGCCGAGTACGCGAGCCTCATGCCGACCGGCGCGACACCGAGGACGACGTGCTGGTACTGATTGACGAACATGACCGCCTCGGGTGGAATCTCAAGCTGCGCGAGGAGCGCGTTCACGTTCACGCCTTGCATGACGCCGGTCGCCTCCATATGCAGGTACAGCATCGCGTCGTCGTGTTTGTCGTGCAGTGTCTTGAACGCGCGCAGCGCCTCGGGGATCGCCTTCCGCGACGGCGTACCTTTGTTGGCCGCGACCATGCCGACCACGAACTTGTCCTTCGGAATCCCGAGCTGCTCGCGCGCCAGCTCGACCGGCTCGGGATAAAGCTCCTTGCGATCTACGCCGTGAGGAACGTACAGCGGGTCGAGGCCAACCGCGCGCAGCGCCTTCTCGCCGAACTTGCTCATGGCTATCGGGATCGCGCCCGAGCGTTCGAAGAACTTTGCGACCTTCGGCGGTACCGGGTCGTGATCCACCGGCGTCCAGCTCGCCACGTTCGCGCGCGACAGACGCTCGGCGTCGAGTACCCACGTGTCGGTCAGCGTCAGGATCAAACCGCTGTCGATCTCTCCCTCGAAGAACTGCGCAGCGTGAGCCATGACCACGTCGTTGCCGTACATATCGGTCCCGCCGGGATAGACCGGCAGCCCGAGCCACTCCAGGCGCGAGCCGTTGAGTCCATAGAACGCCGAGACGGCGACGTCGTGTCCGGCCTCCGCCAGCCGAGGCGCAAAAACTTGAGTCTGCTGCCCGTAGCCAGTCGCCGCCCACGGAGCATTGCTGTGCCAAAGAATCTTCATCCGCTCGCGGAGCGTACCGCCTTCATCGGTGGAAGCGCGCCGAGCAGACCAGCAGCCATCACCAATTCTCGCTCCGTCACCTCTTGTCCTTCCTGTGCCTCGGTGAAATTGGCATCGCCGGCCGCTTCTTGACTGCTGCCGACATATTTGCTCCGTAAGTCTGAACGTGAGAGGGCCTGAGCGTCGTTGAGAGCCTCTGTGACCGTCACATCGCCTCGCCGGAGGGATGGAACAAGCCGTACAAGCGTCCGGTCCGGCGTTTCCGGGTTGACGACCTGCGATCCTGGGTAGAGGATGGACCGAGTGCAGGACGAACCTGGAGACCCTATGGACCGCCACTCGTGCCTCTTGCCCTTCGATACTGACGACCCGGAGTTTGTGCGCGGGTTCGAGTGTGGACGAGTGTGGGCGATGCTCCGCATTGACACCGATGCGTTCGACGCGATCGCGCACGACGCCAACATCGAGATGGTGATGCGCATGGCGGAGGCTACGGGTCGCGTTGCAGCGGGCGAAGAACTCGGCGACGGCTGGATCAATGTAAGCTTCGCCGCCGCCGAAGAGACCGGCGGATAGTCGGTACGTCAGCGACCAGATCGGAGGAGGTCCAGATCGTCGGCCCGGCCTTCTGGCTCGGGACGTAGTCGGCCTCCGGCGGCTGCATGGTCCCAGCTGTGTCGATTTCAACGACACCACCAAGCGAACGGCTCTTGCGATGACCGAACGCCCCGGCACTGTCAGTCTCCAGAGCCGGCGTAAGCGTGTAGAGGCGGACTCGACCGAAGCTGCCGGCGGTGTCTGTCTCCGTAGCCCCAGCAAGCGCCAGCGCCTTCTGCTGACCAAATGCCCCAGCGGTGTTGGTCTCCAACGCCTGACCGAGAGCACGAGCCCTCGTGTGACCGAACGCTCCTGCCGTGTCCGTCTCTTCTGCGCTTCCAAGTTGCGTCAACTTCCTGCGCCCGAACGATCCGGCGGTGTCGGTTTCCAACGCGGAGCCAAACAGAAAACCAAAGGCCGGTGCGAAATCACCAGCTGTGTCGGTTTCCGTCGCCTGTCCGAACGCCAGGGACTTCTTGGCACCGAACGATCCCGCAGTGTCAGTTTCCACCACACCCGTCAGCGCCAGCGTCTTGAAGGGCTGGAACGAGCCTGCGGTGTCGGTCTCTACCGCCGGTTCCAAAACAAGCGACTTCTGCGGTCCAAAACTTCCAGCAGTGTCTGTCTCACTGGCTTGACCGAGCGAACGCTTGATGCCAAACACGCCGGCGGTGTCTGTCTCAAGCGCCTGCCCTAGCGCCTTGCGCTTGGAAGGCGTGAACGAACCGGCTGTATCTGTCTCGCTCGCCTGACCAAGCGCGAGTGACTTCTTGCGTCCAAAAGACCCTGCGGTGTCTGTTTCAACTGCGCCGGTGAACGCGAGGGATTTCTTGCGACCGAAACTCCCGGCCGTGTCCGTTTCTACCGCACCGGTAAGTGCAAAAGAGCGAGCGGTGACAGCCTTACTGCCAACCCAGCGGCGTCGCCGCCGATAGTCATGTGGACGGCGGAAAACCCCCGTCATGGCTTAGGGCAGTTCGCGGACCTTCATGGTCCCGCTGAACAGCGCCGAATCGCCGGGGGTGCTGTTGAGCCGCCCGACGATCGCCTGCGCGTTCGCTACGACTTCCCGATGCTCCGGCGCGGGCAGGTAAAGATACGGCGCACGCGAGTTCATCCCGTCGGCGTCAAGTACGCCGAGGGAGGCGGAAGTGGTCGCTTTCGTCGTGTCGTTGATGCGCGCGGTAAACGCTGCGGCTGCGTCATTCACGTCGGTCGGTATCGGGGTGAAGGCACCGCCGCCCGAGCCGACCGTAACCGTCGCCGGCACGCGGATCAGTTCAATGTCATATAGCTCTTCTTGCGCGTCACCGGCGTCGAGCGCGACGCCAGCGACCGCGATCTTGACCATCTCGATGAAGCAGATTTTGTCGGCAGCCGGTTTGATGTAGAAGAAGTCCTGCTGCGCCGTCACCGCGACGTTGTGAAACTCGACGGTGTATAGCCTGCCGTGACCCATCATGGTGTCGGCTCCTTTGCATCTGCCAGCACTGCTTCGCGCTGTGCTTCTTCTTCCTTCTGCACCGCGAGCCGTTCGGGGTCATCTACCGATAGGCGCTCTTCTTCGGCGACTAACGCGGCCGGTAGCTTGGCCGTTGGGTCGGCCGGTGGCCCTGTCGATAGCGTCGTCGTCGTTTCCTTGCTGCCTTCGACGCGCTCGTCATCCCATTTCAGGGCTACTAGGTGATCGCCACGTTGTTCGTATTCGGCGATTGCATCGTCGCCGTTGGCCGCGTCCGAGAATCCAGAGAACGTCCAAGTGCGGCCTGTCAGGTGAAGGACGACGAACATCAGAGCTTATCTCCTTAGTAGTGGGTGTCGAGAACTATGACGTACGCCGCCGACGGGCAGCGAAGCCGCCGAAAGTAACAAGAACGCGAACGCGAAACAGGGCTTCGTACTGGCGCGGCCATTCGTCCAAGTGAAAAGACCCGAACTAGCAGGGGTCAGCGCCGTCCAGTTTGTTACAGAAACGCCCGTGTCGTTCCCGCCCGCGTTCCCCATACTGTTCGATGTCAGTGGCGCGCTCATGCTTGCCGCCGCCACGTTGGTCGTCGCATCATCGTCATCGAAAGTTAGTGATAGGTGCAGCAGTGCGTCGCCCTGGGTCCATGTATGCGACGCTAACTGGTTCACGGTGCCGTCCATGTATGCCGAAGTAACCGCGCCTACCGGGATTCCAACGAGCCTACAGCCGCGGTAGATATTGACGACGGCGAGTACCGAGTTAGTGCCCGCGGTTTCTATCGTTTGGCCGTTGTGATCCCCGGTACATCGCGACCAGAAAACCGAGCCCTCGAACGTCGGCGGGCTCGCCCCCATCTGGGCCCCATAGTGTCGGGCTATTAGCCCGCCCTCGATATCGCCAGACCAAACGCCCGTATAGGTTGACGCGCCGCCGCCTATTACGGTGGACGAGTCAGAGCCGCCGTTAGCCGTACTCGCGATTAGAATGTCGCCAGCCTGGGTCGCCTGCCCGAGCGTAACTATGGCGGGCGACCCTACCGGCCTCGCGCTCGGCCATACGCCCGCGCCGGGAATTGTGATCGACACTGTCTACCGCCTTACGCGGCTTTGTAGAAGTCCGTCGTCGTCGCCGTCACGTCAGAACTGTCCGGCGTAACCGAGAAGTCATGCAACGTCAACGGAATGTCGTTCGCAGCAGCATTCACATTCTCAGACACAACTGCATCGGAGATGGCACCACCAGCCAGAGCCGTCCACGTCTGGTCCGCAATGTCGAGCGTGACCCAGTTGTTCGTGTCGTCCTGAGTGATCGTGACCGAACCGTTAGCAACCGTCTTGCGAGCGTACGAACCATCAGTCGCTTCGTCGGTCGCGCCCGAGACGAGACCCGAGAAGATGACCGCATTGTTCAGCGTGTCGTCGGCCTCAATTCCAGACGCCTTGAGCAGTGCGACCGTGACACCCGCGCCGTCGCGGATCTTTTCGTGCGCCGCACCTTTGGCACGGTTGAACACGAAGTTGGCCGCGACCAACCCCTCTGCGTGTGCTTGCTCGAGGAGCTCCGGCCAACGACTTTGCTCTAGCTCAGCAAGCGAGAGCGCATCTGCCAGATCTTTGTGGATTCGGATCTGCATTGCTAGACCTCCAACTCGCAAACGTACTCATGCGAGACACGATAAGGCTGAATGTCAGCCGGCTCATCGTCACCGGTGCCGTAGACACCAGGACGCTCATTGATCTTGTAGCGAAGATCGCCACCCGTCAAGTGCAGAATGATGGCGTCGCCGGTCCGCACCTCTTGCGTGCGCTCGATCGCACCGGAGTGCTCCGGGCCACCGTAGGTGCCAACGACCTCATCGCCATCTACCTCAGCCGTGACCGGCTTGTCGGTCTCGACGCGCCCGTTGTCGAAGCTGAACCAGCCCTCTTCGACACCCCTGAGAACGTAGTCGTCCGCAAAACCATGCTCGGCCGGCGGATCGGGATTGTCGGAACCGTCCGCGTTGCGACCGGAGCCAACCAACTCAACAGCGATAGCGCCGTCGTCATCTCTGTATTTGCGTAGTTCGAGCATCTAGCCTCCGTCACCTTTGCCAAAGACGGCATGGGCCCAAAGGCCGCTTGCCCCGTCACCGAAAACGATCATACCTCTCCACCGATCAGCTTGAGAATGGTGTCCTTGTTTGCACGCGGTGGGACGTCTACTCCCTTGTCAGCAGCCACCTTCAGCAGCTGCTTCTTCGTCAACTCAGAGAGATCCCGAGATCCCTGCTGCCTGCTCCGGCTGCGGAACCCGATTGTCGGGCACCCATGCAAACTCAATCGACTGTGAAGCGAAGCAGGCGGCGTCCTGTGCTGGAACACCGGACAGGAAGTTGTCGAAGGTACGCGTACGCGCGGTCGCTCTTCCGTAGGCGTCGTAGAGCAGACCGGCGGCGTTGATCGTCAGCGTGTAGCTCGTGCTGACGATCTGAGAGGTATCCCATGTCAGGAGCGCGAAGACCGGATCGGTCGAGCTGGCGCCCGCCTGATTGTCGTAGAGGACTCCGTAGAGCCAAGTCTTACCGGCAGTGAACGTCCACGCCGGGTCGTCACAGTCGAAACGAACCTCGTCGCTGGCCGAGTCGTAGCTCGTCGCGACGGAGGTCAGCGCGATACCGCCGGTCGTGTAGCCGTTGCCGTTGGCAAGCTCGTTCGTCGCGTCGTCGAAGAAGTCGTTGGTATCGCGGTTGGGCGCGTCACTCGACGTGTGCAGCGACAGCATCAGCCGCCCGGCGGTTCCCTCGGCCTCCAGGTCGTAAGGTGCCTCCAGGATCGCGAGCAACCCGAGGCCGAACCAGTTAACGGCGATGCTCATCTACTCGTCACCCTCCGGCTCGGCGACCTCGTCGCCCTCGGCCTCACGCTTGGCGCGGGCTGCGGCGCGGCGCTTGTCGCGACAGCGGCGATGATCGCCTTGGTCGGCGACGTCGTGACCTTCTCGACGCTCGTCACCTCGTACGGTTCCGTCTGCGCGTGGGTCAGCAGCTCGCCTTTGCGCGGCGCGTCCACAACTACCTCGCCAGCCTCGGCGCGAGCTGCGAGGTCGAGGCGCTCCTGTGGCAGCGTGTACGCGACCTTGTTCTGCTCCCACTCCTCGGCCTTCGCCTTCGCCGTCTCGGCGTCAGGCATGGCGTGAAACACATGGATGCGAAACTCGTCGCTGTTCGGGTCGTCCAGTCGAACCTTGTACTTAGGCATAGGTTGAGAGCCTATAACACCCGCCGGGACAGAAACGGGCGCCGACTGCTCGACGCCCGTCCCTCCGTTTCCGATCTCGGAAATGCGACCTAAGCCGCGCCGCCGAGTCCGTCCACGTACGAGATGTCGATGGTCACGAGACCCTCGACAAAGTCGCCTGTCTCCGTGTACGCGCAGTACACATACTCGCCGCTGGCCACGTCGGGCTTGCCGATCGTGAACGCGCCGGGAGTGTTTGCAGCGAGGCGAGCGGAGCTTGCCGTCCCGCCTGCTGCGGCTGCGATGGTACCGGCAGCACCGGCCTTGATCGCGGTTCCTGCCGTACCGAAGTTCTGCAACTCAAAGTTGCCAGCGGAGCCAGCTCCTTGAGCATTAGAACTTGCGATGGTCGCCGAGCGAATCGAGATTCGCGACGGCGCCTTGAACAGGAGAATCTTCTTCCCCGTTGCGCCAGGGTCACTGATGGTGGCGATGATGTGCTTCACGTTGTCGTTTCCGAAACCCATTCTCGTCCCTCCCCTAGCTCGTCGGAGCTGTTGCGTCGAACTTGAGCGCCACGCCGAACGTCGGACGCCATACGCCATGGGCGTAGTGCGTCGTGAAGTTCAGTTCCCACGCGCGCTTACTCGCGTCCCGCTCCGGCTCCAACCGAGGCATGCGCCTCCAGTCGATTGCCAGCGCGGCGCGGTTGAACATGCCACCGAATGCGTCGTCAGACGCGTCGATGCCGATGTTCGCGCTCGTGAAGATATCTACGTCGCCGACAGTGCCGACGTAGAAGCGGCGGTTGACCTCGTCGAGCAGACCGGCTGCTGCATTGGTCTGCGAGCCAGCGACCGAAGCCGCCTTGGCGAGGTTGTGCCATTGGTACTCGTGGAGGACACACGCGTAGGGTCCAGGCACCTTCGACCCTGCGAGTTTCGTCCGAGCTGCGAAGAAGTGACCCCACGTCATGACCGTACCGGCGGCACCGATGGTGCCTCCAGTGAAGTCGTCGAACACTCCGAGGAGGTTCGACTCGACGTTGTCAGCCAAAGCCTCGCCCAGCTCCTTACTCGCGTCGTCCCTCGCGCGCTGCGGGTCCGATGAGATACGGCGGTCGGTGACGATCGCTTGCGCGATCTTCTCGACCGGCGTCAGGTTTGCTAGTTGAGTCTTCGTGAGCTGCGCCGGGTTGGAGTAGTCGTCGTTCTCGCCGACCTCCTGCGCCGTCGCCTGCGGGTACTCCAGGTTCGCCCTGGACTCGTCGCCGCCCCGGTCGGTGAAGCTGGTCACTAGACCGGCCATCACATTCCGAGCGCGTGCGACAAATAGTGCGTCCTCATAGACCTGCGACACCCAATTTCCATTGAGTGCTGAGACGTTCGTCACGCCTGTAGCCATGAGTTATTCCTTCGGTTTGAGTGCTGCTAGCTCGCCGAGCCGCCCGGCATGACGACACCGCCGCCGTGCTGTTCGGCCTGCGCCGCGTCGGGGATCGCGTTGCCGCCGCCGAACAAACGCTGCATACGCTGTGAGTCGGTTTCCGCCGGTCCGTCCTTGGATCGACCGTTACCGCCGGGCATGGCCGCCGAGTTGCCGTCGTCGTCGCCACCGTCGCCGGAGCCGAGTAGATACGGACGCTTCTTGGCAATGTCCTTGAGGAGCTTCTCGACGTTCGTCGGTACATCGTCGTCGTCGTACTCCAACTGATCTGCGTCGATCAGGGAGCGAGCGACGTCAACGTCCCGATACTGGAGCGCCGTTGCATGAGTAGCGACTTCGGCTCGGAGGTTTGCTGTGCGGGCTTTCACCGTTACAGCTTTCACCTTCTCATTCGCCGCGTCGCGCTCGTGCTCCGCGCGCTGCTTGTCATCCATGTCGGCTTTCGCCGCGTCGTCGATCTGCTTCTGTGCGCTGTTGCGTTGTCGGCGAAGCTGCGCGTTCTCCTTGCGGAGCTTACGAGCTTCTTCAACGGACAGGCCGTCGGTACTGCCACCGTCGTCAGTCGAGCTATCGCCCGCCGTCGAGGTTGCCGCGTCGTCGGTTCCGCCGTCGCTATTGGCAGCCGCCTGGGCTGCTGAGTCGTCGGTCGCGCCGTCCACCTGGGACGTGTCGCCGGTCGCCGCCTGGGCGCCGTCGTTCTGCTGCGCGTCGTCTGTGGCTGAGTCGTTCTGATCGGCCATGTGGCGGAGCTTACCACCGAACGCCGGACGCCGACCTCGCCGCTAGTTATCCTGCGCCCGGTCAGCAGTCCAGACACAGGAGGCAACGATGGAAGCAAGTCCAGCAGCACCGCCAGCGGAGGCGGCAGCTCGTCCGGCGATCATGAGGAGCAACGCCCGACGCCCGGCTCGGTACGAGGTCGTCGAGCTACACCCCTCGACGTGGGTGTGGCAGCTCGTGGCCGAGGACGGCGAGTTGGTCGCTCGCGCTTACGGCACATACGCGACGCGCGATCAGGCACTCGACGGACTCGCGAAGGCGCAGCTCGCGCACAACCTCGCGAGCGACCTAGCGTCGGAGATGCAGCGGTCGGCGAGGAGCAGCGGCGGAAACGGTAACGGCGACGAGCCGGAGGCAGCAGCGGCGTAAGGTAGTACCGCCGGTCGGTCGAGCTGTGCGTTGAACCCTCCTTGGCGCAGCTCGGCCCGCTGGCGTCTTCAGCCTTTGATCGTGAACGTCTCGCGCGTCTCCGCGAGAGCCGCGTCGGCCTTGCGCTTCTTCTTGTGGTCGCGCACGACCTTCCGCGACGCCATCTCTGCCGACTCGCGATCCGACATCGAGCTGATCGTCGAGCGGTCGCCCTGCGACGTCGCTAGTTCGATCGTCGTGTTCTCGTCGAGAACCGTCGGGTGCCCGTTGGCGTCGTAGAAGGTAGCGCGCCAGCCTCCGGCGTCGTCCACCTCGACCTCGTAGTGCGCCTCGCCGAGCGTCGGTGTGTGTTCCAGGTCGGAGGCCATGCCAGGATTCTAGCCGCCGCTTCGGTAGAACTTCTCGGCGTCCTTCCCGAGGACCGCTCGCAGCGACTTGGCCGATCTCGACTTGCCCCAAGTCGGTGAGGTCTTGACCTGCACAAAGTCTTTCAACTCCACCGCTCCAGCCTTGTACGCCGCCAGCTTGGCGGGTCCGAGGACGCGCGCCTGTTGCGCCTCGGACAGCTTGGCGAACTGATTGGCTCCCGACTCAACGGCGAGCTGCTCGTCGGCTCCAGCGCCAGCAAACCCGAGGGAAGCCCATGACGCCGTCTTAGGGACCATCGTGCAACGGCAGTTGGGATGCGTGTCGAGCATCTCGTCGCTGTCGAACTCCTCGCCGTGCATCGCGTAGCAGACCTCGCACGTTGTGTCGTCGAGCGCGCACACCCACGTCCAGCCTTGCACCACCTCGGGATTCGCGGCCATGCTCGCCTGTGAAGCGAGCCGCAGCGCGCGCAGTGACTCGGTGCGCGCGATAGTCAGCGCGCGGTCGAGTGTCGAGCCGAGGTCGTCGGTGATCCGCCGAGCTGTGACGCGAGGGTTGCGCCCGAGCGCAACGTGATTGACCATCGTCCGGCGCACCCTGGAGGCGGCGTCGCCAGCGAGGCGGTCGATCAGCTTGCGAACAGGAGAGCCGGAGCCGGTCGTCGCGACCATCGCCTCGACGGCGCGCGTCGGCAGTGACGCCCAAACGTCGTCGATAGTCACGCCCGGCGGCGGGCGTCCGAGTGCTTTGCCGGCCAATCCTTGCGCGTCCGCTTTGCCGGTCTCGATCAGGTCGCGTTGCGCGCGCTGTATCGAGGCGGTCGCGATCGGTGCGAACCTGTTGATCTCGAGAACGACGGCGGCGTCGAGGCGCGCGAGGCGCTTCTCGCTGTAGAGCCAAGACAGCGGCACCTCCTTGCCCTGCTCACGGAGCGCCTCGATCTGTCCGGTGAGCTTCGCAACCTCGGCCTTGATCTGCTGATAGACGCCGGTGTATGCGCGGATCACCTCGCTCGACGTCCGCGCGTCTCGACGCCGCAGCGCCGCACGTGTCCGCTCGACGGCGCGCTCTAGCTGGCTACGCTGTGCCACCGGAGGCGCCCGGCGGTATCACTTCGGGTTCCGGTTGGATCGCTGCGCCCGCGCCGTCCTCGGCTCCTGGTCCGGTCCCGGCGTCGAAGTTGCGCAGCGCCTCGGTACCGGCGGCGTCGCCTCCGCCCTCTTCCTTGATCTTCGACTGCTCGGCCTCGTAGTCGTACCCGAGCTTCTCGGCGATGGTCTGCTCGCTCACGATCCCAAGCTCCTTGTGGAGCGTCAGCGTTTCACTCTCGGCCTTCGGGTCGCTCGGCAGCAGCTCCGGCCATACCGTCGCCGCCGTGAGTCCGGCGTCGTCGTAGCCGAGCAGCTCCAGCATGCGAGCGTTGAGGTCGTCGAGCATCGGTCCGTATGTGGACTGCTTGGTCTCGGTCTTGTCGATCAGCGGTCCGTACAGGATCGAGAGCGCGAGGCCGGAGAGCTGACCGACGTTCTCGGTCCTGCCGGTCGCGATCTCGGGTACGCGCGTGATCTCGTGTAGCGCCTCCTTGAGCGTTCGGTACTGAGTGATCGAGGAGGCGAGGTCGGAGGTCATCTCAAGGTTGCCAATCTCCGCGCCGGTCGGCAACTTCAGGAGCCGGTTCACCGTCCGGTCTATGTCGGTCTTGCCGGACAGCCCCTTGCCCCAAGTTGTCGGGTGCGCGTGGTGTCGGATGATCCGCGTTATGTTCGACGCGAGGAACTCCAGCTTGGCGACGAGCCGCAGGACGTGGTCCTCCAGGTCGGCCAGCCCCCACCATTCGTTCGGCATCGGGAGGTTCTGAGCTGTGAAGATCGGCGCCCACGGATACCGCCACGTCGAGGTCGAGAGCGTCGTCCAGTTCGCCTGCTGGTCCTTACTGACCTCGTCGCGGATCGTCCAGCTCGGAGTCTTGCGCGCGTTGCCCGAGGTCGGCTCGATCTTCTGGCGCCGGGCAAACGCCTTGCCGTCCTTCGGGTCCACACCACTCCATTGGATCGTGTAGCGGTAGACGGCCTCGTAGTCCTCGGCGTCCCACTCGATCAGGAGGTTCGACGGGTCGATCAGCGCGACACGAGGGTACGCGCCGTCGTCGGTGTCGTAGAACTCGGGCATGAGCTTGACCGCAGCGCAGCCCGTAACCCCGCCGTTGATCCCGAGCTTGAGCAGTGTCGAGTCGCGCCGGTTGAGACGCCACGCCTCGTCGAGGTCGGTCTGTGCATCATCGTCGGTCTCGTCGTTCTCGTCCGTGACCTGGAAGGTCGGCGCCGTTCCAAACAGGAAGTCCGCGCCTTTGTCCACGATGATCTGTGAGAAGTTGAGCGGTACGTTGTCGTCAAACGCACCGTCCTCGGTCGCGAGCGCCCTCGGCGCATCGCCGCCGTAGAACTGCCACGCCTTGCGGAACCGCCCCAGCCGCGCTCGCTCGTCCTGGAGCGCCTGCGCCTTGACTTGATCCGGCACCGCCGAGGACGGTTGCATCTGATAGGTCACGCTGTTAGTCCCATAGCTCCGGTCCCAGCTCGATCTCGCCGCTACCGGCGACGGCCAGGAGCAGCACCGAGTCGGCGCGATCTGGTGATCGCCCGATACGTTTCTTGGTCTGTTCTTTCGGTTCCACCACTCGTCGCCCTTGTGAATCGAGCTTATAGCGTGGCGCCGTCAAGTCGGCGGCGAGCTGCTCGTCCGCGTCGAGATCGAAGCTCGGGAGCTGCTCGGCGAACGAGTGCCAGGACTCGCTCCTCGCGTTCGGATACTCCGTCTTCTCCATCGGCTCGCGGCTCGCACCAAAGGCGACCACCTCAAACCCCTGCTCGCGCAGCCGGTCGGTGACACCGCCGCCGACACCGTCGTCGTCCACGATGATCTCGGGAAACCGCTTGGTCTGTCGCTCGACCTTCTTCGCCGTGTCGATGATCTGGCCGACCGTCTGCATGAGGTCGCGACCCTGGTACGCCTTGACGATCCGTATGCGCTGGTCGAGCCTCGTGGAGATGACCGTCTCGTCCGAGCCAAACCGCGCCACGTCGCAGCCGACGCGCGTGAGCTTCGGACGCTTCGACGGTTCCAGCTCGCGCTTCTGCGCCAGCTCGACGGCCAGCAGTGAGCAGACCGTGTCCTCGGTCGTGCTCGGGAAGTTGCCGAGGATACGGGCGTCCCACAGCGGTCCGCCTTTCCAGTACTCGTGTTCCTCGACGTACGAGCGGTCGATGAGCTGCTCGGCCACGCGAGGCGGCACCTCTTCGCCTGTGAAGTTTGGTGTGTCGAACGCTGAGATCGTGTACGTCTCGTAGTCCGCGCGCCTCGTGGTGAATGCGTTGTAGAACTCACCGCCGGGTACGAGCGGGTTCCCGATCAGCAGCAGCCGCGCGCCCGGTGTGTTCATCGAGCCTTCCGCTGCTTCGTAGATCGGTGCCGGGACACCGGACGCCTCGTCGATGACGAACAGAATGTTTCGGGAGTGGTGGCCACCGAAGGACTCGACGTGCTCGGGTTTGGTCGAGAGTCCGGCGGCGAACCGCCCATCGCCCATATCGAGGCGTACGGTCGTGAGGTCGCCGCCGAGCGGGTACCGAGCGCGTCGGTGCTGGCGCGCTATCTCGACCCACAGTTGATCGCGTACCTGCGGCCACGTTGTCGCCGTCGTGATCACGCGCGAGTCCGGGAGGTGCAGGAACGCGAGCGCGATCGCTGCGGCGCTGTACGTCTTGCCGGGCCCGTTGCAAGCCTTGACCGCTGTGCGCTTGTTCTTCCAGACCGACCGCGCTATCTCACGTTGCATCGACCACAGGTGAACGCCGAGCGCGTGGTCCGAGAAGAACACCGGATCGGCGCGGCAGCGGCGCGCGAACTCGACGGCGCGCGACTCGGTCCGAGTCAGTCTCCGCCGACTCGCAGCCACATGACCACCGCTTCCGCCGCGAGCTGGCGCAAGGCGATTCGCTGATCCTCGCGTCCGCCGTTCTCGATGGCGTCGCGCACGTTCAGAACACGAGTACCAAGCTCGCGCCTGTCTCCCCTCGGCTGACCGCGCTCTATCTCCGAGCGCAGCTCGTCGAGCGTCTCACCGAGGAGCCTCGCGCGCTCTCGGCGTCGCTCGGCAGGCGTGACGCTGTTCGCCGCTTTGCGCTCACGCACGGCGACGCGAGTCGCCTCGTTCCGGCGCCGCACACAAGCCGGACGCTTGCAGTACTTCTGTGCGAACGCCTCGGGTTGGAAGGACTTGTAACACGAGCCGCAGCTCCTCGACGCGAGCGAGGCGACCTTATCCGTGTAGGTTCGGTGGTTCGGTGCTTCACTCATCGTCTTCCAGCGAATTGCGACGGTGGTGTCGCTCGATCTCTGTGGTGCCAGTCGAGCATCTCGACCTCAAAGCCGAGTTCACGCTTCCGGCGGACCTCTGCGTCCCTGTTCTCGCGCGACTCGAAGGCGACATGAGTCACATAGCCTCCCTTCCTGGCGTACCAAAGACGGAACGGCTTCGACCGCCTCACGGCAGGCGTCCCGAGCCGAACGTCTCGGCGTGATCGAGCGCCTGGTAACTGACCTCATAGTGCCGCCGGTTGCAGCGGAACAGGCGTCGAGGTAGATCGCGGACGAGCCGCTGGCGGCAGGGTGCGCCGTCGTGCTGCGCCGGGCAGGAGAGCCGACCTCGGAAGGCGTTGCGCGCCAGCTTACGCCGCCGGCCGTGGATTGTCAGCTTCCGCAGCTTGCCCCGCCTGGACCGTTTCACGTGGAACCCTTGAACGCTGCGAGCGCCGGGCGTGCGGACCAATCGCGCCGTAGCAGTCCCAGCCGGGACGCCCAGTCGTCGGCCGTGCCCTTGTCGCGCAGCATGTATTGGAAGGCGACGTTCACCGTCGGTGCTGCGAGGTTCGTCGTGTTGATCTCGCCTTTTTTGTTTGGCTCAAGCGCCGCCCACGAGTAGTTGATCCGCGTCCAGGCTGCGCCCGAGTCTTTGATCGCAGCGATCGTGCGGTCCTGGCCGGCGACCGATAGACCCCACAGAACGTCGCGAACCTCGTATCTGGACTCGCTCATACCTCAACCTCCTCGTCGTTGAGCGCCTCGTCGAGAAGCGCCTCGGCTGCGGCCAGGGTAATCGGTCCGCCGCCTGGACCGCTGATCTCATGCACCTTGCCCCACCGTTCCCGGTGTCCTCGCTCCAGCAGCCACGCCGCAGCTCGCCAGTCGCCGGGCATGCCAGGGTCGAGCATCTCCCCTGTCTTCTTGTCGAACACCGGAGCGCGACCGGCGCCGGCTCGACGTACCGTGGCGACGGCGCCGACCTCACCCTCGGCTCGCGCGCGCGTAGTCGCCTCGACGAACTCGGCGTACTTGGACTCGACACCGTTCTCAAGATCGGCCTCGCCGCGCTCTCGCCAGGAGTAGAACGTGGACTCGTGGATACCGCTGGCGATGCAGGCAGGCTCGATGAAGCTCCCGGCGCGCAAGGCTCGACAGATAAGGTCGAGCAGCTCGGGCGTGAGGCTCGACCGCTTTCCGATGTTCGCGTCGCCGGAGTGCTGCTTACACACATCGCGGTCGGTCAGACGGCTGTTCTTACAGCGCGTTCCCTTCTTGGTCTTGGCCGAGCACCTCACGCGCCGGCTCCTCGGGCGCGCTCCTCAAACAGTACGTCGAGAACCGTGAGTGGTCCGCGCTCCTTGGCTATCTCGATGAGCCGCTGCACGATGAGGAGATAGCGGGACACGTGCGCGAGCGCGTCGCGTCCGAATCTGTAGTTACCGAACTCGACTGCAATGGGCAGTCGGGTGTTTTTGCTGCCGTTGTCGTTACGCGACGCCTGGAACCGCTCGCTCATGGCTCCCACCTCCTTCCACCCCTCCGCCTTCGCGCCATTTGCTTCTTCGGTTGGAAGTCACCGTGCCGAACCTTGCTGCGACGAGCTGCCAGCTCGTCTTCCGATTCACCGAACCCGCCTGTGAAGTCCTCCTCGGGTAGCTCGGGTACGTTCTCGGCGAGGAGATCATCGAGGTCGTCGGCTGTGTAGCCGGTGGAGTCAAGCGTCGGCAGCGACTCCAGCAACTCGACGAGCGCGCTCACGTCGTAGTCGGCGAGGTGGGCGCTGCGGTTGTCGATCGCGAGGATGCGCGACGCCTGGTCGTCGTCCACGTCGAGGCCGACCGCAGCTATCTCCTTCCACCCCTCCGCCTTCGCGCCGCGCCACGTGTGATTGCCAGCGAGGATGAAGCGAGTCGAGAGCTGGTAGATGATCGGTCGGTACTGACCGTGGGCGCGGAGTGACTGTCGCAGCAGCTCCTCGTTCCCTCGTCTCGGGTTGCGCGGGTGTGGCTTGAGCGTTCCGATCTTCACTCGGTGCGTATCGAGTGCCTCGGGTATAACCGCTTTCGACTTCTTCGTCGTCGCCATAGTTCGGAACTGTACTGCTCGTGGGAGCGTGACGCGCGACCCCCCGTCTAACGGCTGCTACCGCGCTGATGATCTGGCGAGTGCCAACGATCAGGGTGCGCGACGGGAAGTCTCGGGCGGTACTCGACCGAACCTCACTCGACGAGTATTCACCATACGCCGGTCGGCTCCTTCTTTCCGCTTCCAGAAAGACGAAACGCCCGACTGAAGTCGAGCGTCGCGCCTGTGAGGTTCGGGTGTGCGGCACCAAGGAGAACAGCCGAGCCACGCGTCCACTAGCAAGCGGGTGCGGCTCGGTTAGACCTGATCGCACCGGGCGCCGAGGCACACCGAGAACCGAACTGAATCTTACCGCAGGCGCTCGGACGCCGAGCCTAGCTCGGCTCGATCCGTCTTGGCAAGCGGGTTTGCGAGGGTGAGTTGCGAACCGCCGCGCGATGTCTCATAATTCTGGTCGGACCTGATCAGCAGCACCGAACAAGGAGGACTCGCATGACCGACACACCTTCACACGAGACACCGCTCCCGGTTGAGCTGACCATGAGCAAGGCACAGGCACAGCTCGCCGCGTCGGCACTCGCACACCTCGCCAGCGAGGCTCGCAAGGGTCGCGTCGAAGGCTGCGAGACA